GCCGACCAGTCATTCGCCTTCGATTACAATCATGCCGGCAAGCTCGACCACATCGCGCTGTATCGTCCGGGAACGGGCACCTTTTGGATTCTTGAAAATAAGAACGGGGTCTTTAGCCCTGTTTACCACCAGGGAGACCCCGGAAACGGTATCGGAGGCTACGATTTGAAGAGCGGAGCCGACCAGTCATTCGCCTTCGATTACAATCATACCGGCAAGCTCGACCACATCGCGCTGTATCGTCCGGGAACGGGCACTTTTTGGATTCTAGAAAACAAGAACGGGGTCTTTAGCCCTGTTTACCACCAGGGAGACCCCGGAAACGGTATCGGAGGCTACGATTTGAAGAGCCGAGCCGACCGAGCATTTGCCTTCGACTTCAATCATACCGGAAAGCTCGATCACATCGCGCTGTATCGTCCGGGAACGGGCACTTTTTGGATCTTGCAAGAGCGGAAAGAGTAGACAGAGGCGTAAGGAAAATCTTGGTAACGCTTGCTGTCTGGCTTGTGCCCCGGTCGAACGCGCCGAACGCGGGCCGGGGCTCATGGCGTATGCCGCGCGAGTGCGGCATACCATTGGAGCCATGGACCGAAACGATTTGCTTCGCAAAAAGACGGCTCTGAAGAACGAGCTTCAGCCGATCCTCAACCAGTATCACGCCTTCCTCGCCAAGATCAAAAACGACAAGGGCGAGGACCGGGCTTTCACCGCTGAAGAGCACGCCGAGTCCGCGAAGATGGGCGCGGAAATCGAGCGACTCAACGCCAGCCTGAACAGCGTGGAAGCGGCCCTGAAGGCGCACGACGCTTGCGACCGTGCCGACCGCGAGACCGCCGAAGACCTCAACCTGCGCAACGTCTCCGACCTGCCGCACGCTTCGGACGAATACCGCGAGCGCTTCCACAACGCGATCAACCACGGTTTCCGCGGCGACCTGCTCAACGAGCTTGCGACCATGGTCGGCACCGCCGACCGCTTCCAGAACCTGACCGGCACGGCCCCGTCCACCGGTGCGGTGCTGATTCCGACCGAACTGGAAAAGGCGATCTACATGGAAGCGGCGTCCAACTCGCCGCTGCTGATGATCTCCGGCCGCATCAACTTGTCCGGCCGCATCAACTCGCTGCCGTTCATCGCGGACGGCGGCATCATGGCTCCGCGCGAAGAGGGCGAAGCCTACGTGCTCAGCGAACCTGCGCTGACCGGCAAGACGCTGAAGATTTTCAACTTCGGCAAGTTCTTCCCGGTGGCGAACGAACTGATGCAGGACGCGCCGGCGCTGGAGGCGACCTTCGCCGAGTTGTTCGGCCGCAGCTTCGCCGAGACCGTCGAGGAATACGGCCTGAACGGCGCGGCCGGTCAAACTGGCTTCACCAACATGGCGGGCAACCCCGTCACCCTGACGCTGGCGAACAAGGTGCCGACCGGCATCCTTCAGGAAACCACGGACAACGTGGCGGAACTCGTCACCGCGGCTTCCTTGGCGGTCGGCGTCGATGACCTTCTGAAACTGCCGTTTGAAGTGGTCGCCGCCGCGCAGAACAACGCCGCGTGGATGGCGTCCAAGGAGTTTCTTCAGGCCGTTCTCCTGCTCAAGGACACGACCGGCCGCCCGATCTGGATGCCGTCGCTCGCCGCCGGCCAGCCGTCCACGTTGCTGGGCGCGCCGCTGCATCGTTCCGATCGCCTCGGCACGATCACCGCGGGCAAGTTCCCGGCGGTCTACGGCAACTTCGATTCCGGTCACAAGATCGCGCTCCGCAAGGGGCTCACGATCTCCAAGAGCGAACACTTCCTGTTCGGGAACAACATGACCGCCATCAAGGGGGACGTGCGTTTCGGGGCGCTGGTGACGCTCAAGAAGTATCTCGCGCGCCTGAAGGTGAAGGCGTGATTTGCGTAGGCATGACGGGGGCTGGCTGGCTTCGGCCGGCCAGCCCTTTTCCCTTCCAATCCTAAAACGACATGGCCAAACGAGCCCCCAAACCCGCCGACGAAGCGCCGGTGCAATCTCCCGCTGCCGACACGCCAGCGAATCCCGCGCCGCAGGAAACCGGCGAGCAAGACGCCGCCCAGGAGGAATCCGGCGAGGGCGACGACGATCCTCCCGGGGAAACCGAACCGCCCGCCGATCCGGGAGACTCCGAGCCTCCTGCACCGCCTGCACCTTCGGTGCCTTCTACGGACGAACCGAAGGAGGAAGCGTCGGCGAACCCGGTGCCGCAGTTCATCACCCCGACCGTGGCCGCCGGCTACTTTGGCCACCCGCACGCCTGACCCATGGCAAAGCCCGTCCTCGATCTGACCTTGGTCAAACAGCACCTGCGCGTGGAGCATGATCTCGACGACGTGTTGATTGCTCATTTCGCCGCGGCGGCGGTCGATCACGTCTTGAATGTGATCGGCCTTGCCGGCGAGCTGGAAGGCAACCGGGAGCACGAGGCGCGGACGACGCGCTTCCGAATCCGCTGCATTCCGGTGCAGTCCGTGAAGAAGGTCGAGCGGCGGGACGGCGATACCTGGGCGCTGGTACCGGAATCGGAGTGGAATCTTTCCGGCAACCACGATCTCGGCTACGTCCTCGACATCGCCGGTCCGGTCGCCCTGCACCGCATCACGCTGGAATACGGTTTCGAGGGCGGGACGATGCCGCCGGCGCTGAAATTGGCGGCGTTGTTCCTCGTCTCGCACTACTACGAGAACCGCGGGGCGGTGGCCGTAGGGTCGGGCGTGGCGGCCGTCGAGCTGCCGCTCGGGGTGAAATCGTTGCTCGATCCGTGGCGGAACCTCTTTTTCGCATGATCCGATGGCCGGCGTCCGATTCGAGGTGAAGGGATTGAAGGAACTCGCCAAGCGGGCGAACCGCCTGGACGCGGCCCTTCGGCGCAAGGTTTACAACCGGGCGATGAAGGAAGGCGGCCAGGTCATCAAGGCGAAGGCGAATTCGCTGGTGCCGGTGAAGACCGGGACCACGAAGCGCAGCCTCGTCGTGCGATCGAGCACGAAGGCGTCGAAAGGGCTCTACGGCATCAAGATCACCGTGCGCGGTCCGGCGCTGGCGTCGCAACGCGTGGCGCACCGCAAGGGCAACAAGAGCAAGGAATATCACCCCGACGCGGTGGAGCGCTACTACCGCTTCCAGGAACTCGGCACGAAGTATCACCGCGCGAAGCCGTTCCTGAAGCCCGCCTTGGAAAGCGCCGCGCCGGCAGCGCTGGAGGCCGTGAAAGAAGCGCTCGCCGCCGGCATCGAGCAAGCATTGCGAAGCTGACCTTTTTCCATGAACCCGGAACTCTTTCTCAACTGGATGTTCGCCGAGCTGTCCGGCAACGAATCTCTGTCCGATCTCGTGGCCGACCGCATTTTCCCCGATGCGGCACCGGGCGGCACGGCGAACCCGTGCGTGGTCTATCAGTTCCTGCCGGAGGAGTTCGAGGACGTGCTCGACTCCGGTGCGGTGGGCGATGGCGCGTTCGCGGTGCAATTTCGGTGCTACGGATCGACCCGCAAGGATGCCAATGCCGTGCGGGAGGCGATCCGCCAAGCGTTCCAGAATCGAGCCCCGGAGGCGATCACAGAGGTGCTCCGCATGACCGGCACGCGTTGGTCGGACGCGGAATACACCTTTGACCGCGAGACGGAGGATTACGGGTCGCTCGCCGTGGTAGCGTTCTATCTCGGTGGGTGATGGAAATGGACCTCCTCGGGATCACGTCTTGCGAGGATTGGCTGGTTGGGGTTAAGGATTAGGGATGAAAGCGCTGCTTGCCGCGGTTTTCCTCGTCCTTTCCGTGCCCGCTTTCTCAGGTGTTCCACCGCAAAAGCTGGCCCTGAGAAATGGGCGGACGTTTGAAGGCGTGACTTCGGCGGAAATGGACGGCGACAAACTGCGAGTCGTGCACGCGGGTGGCGTGAGCCGGATTGCCGCAGGAGATTTGACTCCAGAATCGCAAAAGTCGATTGGCCTTGAGCCGACTGATGAGGCGAAGGCGGGCATTCAGAAGCTGGCCAGAGTGGAAACGACCGATGGAAAAATTTACGAAGGTGTTTCAGGCGTGAAGGTCACACCAAGCGGGATTTCGTTCGTGTATTCCGGCGGGGCAACCAGTGTGAAATTTGAGAGGTTGCCGGATGACGTGAAAAAGGCTTGCGGGTATGACCGCGAGAAATCTGAGGCATACGAGCGCAAAAAAGCGGAAGAAGAAACAGCCCTCGCTATCGCTCAAGCGAATGCTGATGCGAAAGCGATACTTGCGGCACAAAGGAAGCGTTCCGCCGAGAAAGAACGGCAGATCCAGATGATGCTTCAATACACGGAAAAAGATCCGTGGGACTACTGGTCGATGTCGCGCCGAGAACGACAGTTTTATGATGCCGTGAGGGCGCGAGCGATCCGGGACATCCGCTCGGAGTGATGCGCCGAACGCTTCGAACGCTTCCGGCAGCCCCTCGCGAGGCGAAACCGCCGGCGGCAGGGTGACGGCATGCACGAGGGCGGATTGACGATCTACAAGGGCGAGAGCTTCGCGCTGGCGCTGGAATGCCTGAAGCTCGAAGAGACGCCCGTCGATCTGACGGGATGCACGATTCGTTCCCACATCCGGGCGACGCCGAAAGGTCCACTGGTGTGCGACCTCGCGCCGACGATCACGGACGCGGAAGCGGGGAAAGTGGCCATCCACCTTTCGCCTCAGCGTACGCACGCGCTGGCCGCCGGCGAATACGTGTGGGACGTGCTCGCCCAATACCCGAACGGCGAAGTGGTTCACATCGTCCCCACGGAGCCGATCACGGTCGAAGGCCGCGCCACGAAGTTCAACCAGCCGCTCTGAGCCATGGACCCGCTGATTCGTGTTGTGAAAATGACGGTCGGGAATCCCGACGCCGTTGTGCCGTTCGTCCGCGTGGTGCGGATGGCGATCGGTCCGCAGGGATTGCCAGGCGAAACCGGCCCGCAGGGACCGCAGGGCGTCCAAGGAGTCCAGGGACCGCAAGGCAACGTCGGCCCTCAGGGACCACAAGGGGCGACCGGTCCGCAGGGGCCGCAAGGGGCGACCGGACCGCAAGGGCCGCAAGGGGCGATCGGGCCGCAGGGTCCACAGGGCGCGACCGGTGCTCAAGGGCCGCAAGGTCCAACGGGACCGACCGGCCCGGCGGTGGCGGACGGCGACAAGGGAGACATCACGGTTTCCGGCAGCGGCACCGCCTGGACGATCGACGCCGGGGCGGTGACAACCGCGAAGATGGCAAACATGCCGGCAGGCACGGTTCGGGCGAACACAGGCGGCAGCCCCTCGGCTCCATCGGACGTGACTTATGCGACGCTGAAAACCGCGGCGGCCATCGCGTCGTCTGGGGCGGTGGGTTCGTCCGGCCTGACCATGAACACGGCGCGCTTGCTCGGCCGCACGACGGCATCTGCCGGCGCGATCGAGGAAATCCAGGTTTCCGGCGCGACGTTCACCGGCGGGGTGCTGACGATCACGAGCGGCGGCTGCCAGATCGACGTTTACGACGGATCTGCGTTGGCGGACAACGCGACCAGCTCGCCGACGTGGACCAAGCCCGCGAACGCGAAGTGGGTGCAGGTGCTGCTGGTCGGTGGTGGCGGTTCGGGCGGTTCCGGGCGTCGCGGGGCATCGGCCACGCATCGTTCGGGCGGCGGGGGCGGAGGTGGCGGCGCGATCGTGCGCGGGATGTTCCGTGCCTCGTTGCTCGGGTCTACGGTTTCGGTAAGCTACGGCGGACGAAAAACCGGCGGCGCGGCGACGGCGGTGGATTCTACGGACGGCAACGCCGGCGCGAACGGCGCGGCGTCGGTGTTCGGCAGCCTGACGGCCGCGGGTGGATTGGCCGGAACCGGAGGCGTCAACGGAGCAAGCTCGGCGGGCGGGGCTGCTCAAACCGGTGCATGCGCGGCGGGCATCACGACCGGCGACACGCTCGCCGGCGGCACCGGCGGAACGAACTCGACCGCCGCGGCTCCGAACGGCAACGGGTTTATCCCCACGGGCGGTGGCGGCGGTGGCGGCATCACCGGCGCGAACGTCCAGAGCACGGGCACCACGGGCGGGGGAGCGTCCGGGCTTGTCACGGTGACGCCGGCGACCGGCGCGGGAACCAGCGTCAACGACATCGGTTTCGGTGGCGGCGGTGGCGACGGTGGCACGAACGCCGGCGGAGCCCCGACCGCGGGAGCCAATGGCGGGAACTACGGCGGCGGAGGAGGTGGCGGCGGAGGCAGCCTGAACGGCGTGAATTCGGGTGCCGGCGGCAAGGGCGGCTCGGGATTGGTGGTCATCGTCACGCATTTCTAACCATGGACATCCAGAAGACCCTTTTGCATTTGCGGCCCGGCACGGTTTGGAACTGTGGCGGCGACTTCGCCTCCCTGGAATGGCTCGACGCGAGCCCGAAGCCGACGCTGTCCGAGCTGGAAGCGGCATGGCTGGCGCTTTCCACGCCGCCTGTGCCGCGGGAGGTATCGGCCAGACAGTTCCGGCGCGCCTTGCTGGAGGCCGGCACGTCGCCGGATGCCATCACCGAGATGCTCGCCGGCGACGAGGAGGCTTTGATCGACTGGGAATTCGCGACGGTGATCCGCCGCGATTACCCGCTTGTGTCGGCGCTGGCCATGGCGCTCGGAAAATCGAGCGAGGACGTGGACGCGATCTTTCGGCGCGCCGGCGAATTGTGACGGCGGGCGAATCGCCCGAACGCGAACGCCCGGGCGTGGAGCGTGTGCCACGGTGCGCACAATGATCTGCGGCGATGAAAGGCAATTGCGCGAAACTGGAACGCTGGAACGGCACGACGTGGGATCTCATTTCCAAGCGCGCCAGCATCACTTCCCCGGAACTCAGCCGTGAGACGGTCGAGGAAGATTTGACCCTGGACTGCCCCGGCGCTGGAACCGGCAGCGCTACCAAGAAGAAGTCGCCCGGCACCAAGGAATACGGCGACCTCGAAGTGGAGCTTATTTTCAATTTCAACGGCCCGGTCGAGTTCGCCGCCGCGACGGAAACGCCACTGACGAACCCGGAAAATCATCATCTGTTCCTCAAGGACTTCGATAAGGAAACGGCGACGTTCTGGCGCATCGTCCACGAGGATTCCGACGAGCCAAGCGGCATCATGGTTCACGCCACCGTGAAGACCATCGGCGCGGCCGAATACAAGCCGAACGAAACCGTGAAGCGCACGATCACGCTGGAGCCGACCGGCGAGTTTTACAAGGAGGGCAAGGCCATCGAAGCGATGACCGTGCCGGCCGCTCCCTTGGCCCCGAAGGATCAATGGGGTGCCTGATTTTCAGTGAAGGATGAGCGCGCGGGAGTGGCCGGGTGGCTGCTCCCGTTGCGTTTCCTTCGATCCAATCTCCCAACACATCATCCCTATGGCAAAAAAACAAGCGCTGTCCCTGAAAGTGAAGTCCGTTCGCGAGCTGCAAAAGCGGCACGGCATCAAGAACCTGCTGAACATGGGGGAGGACGCGGCGAACATCTCGCCGGACTTCCTCGCCGATCTCTACTTCGAAGGCTCCCGCGGCTGGGAAAACCCGCCGACGATGGAACAGATCGAGGACATGGACCTGCTCGACCTCGCCAACGCCATGAAGGATTACATGGGCGGAGGTGATCCGGGAAAGTCCGCGACGGCCTGACGGAAGCGTGGGCCTTTCTTCATGCGGCGACGGGGATTCCCCGCGCCGCTTTCGACGATCTGACGGTTGACGAGGTATCCGCCGCGGTGGATGCCGTGCATGACCGCGACCGCTCGGAGCGAGCGCGGGATGCTGATTTGTTCGCGATCCTCTGCAACCTGCTCGGTGGCGGGAAGAAGCAGTGGAGCCGGGCCGACTTCCTCCCCGACGAATCCGGGCCGGTGGATGAGGCGAAAGCGCGCGATGGGCTGGCGCGGTATCACGCACAGATCGCGGAGAACGCGGCGCGCTACGAGCGCGAACGAGCCGAATCTACGGCGGCGACCGTCGAGCCGGCGGCGGAGTGATTCCAAGGTGGCGGCGATGAAAACGACCGCCCTTGGAGTTCTAACGATCGTCGTCGCCGTGGCCAACGCGGTGATTTCCTTCCTCAAAGTCGGCACCTTCGATTTCGCCACCACCGCGGCTTCCGTGACGGCCGGCTGGGGGTTGATTAAGGCTCACGACGCCGCGCCGGCGACCGTGGACGCCGGCAAGACGAATCTCGCCCCGCTTGCGTGGGCCGCGGCGCTGATTCTCGCGCTGTGTTCCGTCTCTTGCATGACGGCCACGCGCCCAGATGGCACCGTGGTTCGCCAGGTGGATGAGGCGGCGGTGAAGCCATGGCGCGAGTTCGCCCGCGAAGTGTGGGCCGAGCTTGTCAAGAAGGACAAAGAACCGGCGATCGAGGTTCCGGCGGAAGTGCTGCCGGCGAAGTGACACAGCCATGACCATCACTGAAGATCATTGGCTTGCCGACGCGACGCGGTTGCCATTGCCAGGCGGGGCAGCGATGCCGGTCCGCCGCTTTCTCGTCATGCACTTCACCAGCGGCGCTACGGCGCGTTCGTCGGTCGAGTTTTGGAAATCGCCTGAGGCGAAGGGCGCGTGTGCTCACGTGATCATCGATCGCGACGGGACCGTGTACCAGTGCCGCCCGTTCAACCGAACGTGCGGACACGCGGGCAAGTCCACCTGGCGCGATCCGAAAACCGGCATTCGCTACGACGGCCTGAACGCGTGCGGCATCGGGATCGAGCTGGCGAACGCCGGCGACGACGACTCGCTGGCGCGGAAGTGGTCGCGCATGCCCTTGTTGAAAGCCCGCCACAAGAACGGCGGGCCGGTGTGCGAGTGGGAGCGCTTCACGGCCGAACAGCTCGCCGCGTGCGAGGCGGTGTCGAAGGCATTGGTGGCGCGCTACCGGCTCGACGACGTGGTCGGGCACGACGACATCGCCCCCGATCGCAAGAACGACCCCGGCCCGGCGTTCCCGATGGAAAAGCTCCGCGAGGCCTGCGGGTTCAAAGGACTGCCGAAAGCATGACCCCGCCCGATCCGAATTCAATCGTGCTGCCGATCTCGTGGATTCTCAGCATCATCAGCGGCCTTTGCGGTGCAATCGTGACGCTGGCGGTGACGATCTGGCGCACGATGGCGTCGCGGCTCGCAGCCCAAGACCGGATCATCGACGGCCTGCGGGCCGACGTGGAGCGGATGTCGAAGGGCTGCGGCGCGGCGGGGTGTAATTGGAAGGGAAGGTAATTTTTTTCGACCACAAGCGCTTCCTTAATCAAGGGCCTGGAAGCCTTTGTGAATAAGGTTGCTCACATTTTGAAGCTCATCGCAGCGAGTCGAGCGGCACAATATATGGTATTGTGAACTGTTTGTGAATACCATATGATCCAAAAAGTGTTTGCCGCTTCCCCGTGATGTGGAACTATGGGGCACGCTTTCGAGCGTGTAGAAAGGATAGACCGACCACTTCTATGAAACGACCTCTGTCGCCGGGGACTCCGGCACCAGCGTCGGGTCAGTACGAAAGGATCGGGCCCCGGGGCGGCAAATTGCCGGGCGAAATTACCTCTACCAAAGGTAATCCTCTGCCGCCTGCCCCGAAGCCCGGGATCAAGTACAACCTGATCGACAAGACCAAGCACAAGAATTGAGACGCCTGTGCTTCGCTTAAATCCGCGAATGCGGACAACGCAAGCTCGATGCTGACACTAAAGGCATCGAGCTTTTTTTTGATGTTTGCGCACATCGTCGAATACGATCTTCAATCCTGCTCAAGCCGTAGGTCCGGGATGTGGGTGAAGGAGATCCGCATCGGGGCGGCTTCGCGTGCTGGCTGCACGGTGCCGAAGTAGACGCAGCTGCGGCCGTAGCGGGCGCGGAGCTTGTCGATGGTGGCGTCGAGCCGGCGGTGTTTCGCCGCGTCGGTGTCGCGGTCCAGCGGATCGTCGAACAGGGATGGGGTGTGATTGATGCTGGCGACCAGGCGCGAGAGTACCACCGCGACCTGGAGGAGCTGGGCACGCGGGTCCGGGCGGTCACGCCAGAGGCGGTCGAGGCGGCGGAAGATCAGGACCGTGGAGTCGGTTGCGTCGAAGGTCAGCTCGTGCGCCCAACTGGTATCACGGAGGAAGGCAAGCTGGACGGTGAGACTGCCGGCCAGCAGGCCGTGGGAACGGAGACGCTCGCAGGCCTTGTGGGTGAGCTTGCACAGCACGTCCCAAGCGGCGTCCGGCTTGCGGAGGTCCGGCGGCAGGACGTGGGAATGGCCGATGGTCTTGCGGGCGGATACGAGGTCCGGGATTTCGTCGCCACGTAGCAGGTGCCAGAGGCGATCGCCGAGCACGCCGCCCCAGACGCCGTGCAGGACCGGCTTGGGCGCGGCGCAGAGGGCTTCCACGGTGTGGATGCCTGAGGCGTGCAGGCGGGCTTCCATGCTGCGGGCGATGCCGGTCAGGTCGCGGAGCTTCAGCGGGTGGAGCACGTGCGGCAGGTCCTTGGCTTCCAGGATGAACAGGCCGTCTGGCTTGCGCATCTTGCTGGCGATCTTGGCCAGGTATTTGTTGGGGCCGGCCCCGACCGAAACCTTGATCACGGGGGAGACCTCGCGGGCAACGGTTTCCTTGATCCGCCGGCCGATGGCCTCGACGGTGGAGGGCTCGCGCAGGTTGAGCGGCAGCCACGCCCACATCTCATCGATGGAGAGGACTTTTTCGACGTGGATGCAGTCCTCGACGGCCTCGACGATCCGGTGGTGGTGCTTGATGTACTCGGCGGGCTTCGCCTGCACGATCTGGATGCCGGGGCAGAGGATGCGAGCCTCGCGAATGCCGGTGCCGGTTTTCACGCCGAAGGCCTTGGCCTCGTAGCTGGCGGCGATGCAGCAGGAAGACTCCGCCAGAACCGGTGCCACGCCGACCGGCTTGCCCCGTAGGCGCGGATCGAGGTGCTGCTCGACACTCGCAAAATACGAGTCGCAGTCCACGAACAGGGCGGTCAGCGGGAGGTCCACAACCGAGACCGATGCGCCCGGCAGGCCGCGGCGTCAATCTGGAAAAGAGTTCAAATGAACACTCTCTCGCGGCGGGGAGGCTCAAAATAGAAGCCCTTGGGAATCGTCAGGCGGCGGCTTGGCCTTGGTTTTCAAAGGACTGGCGCAGGCGCTGACCGTGAGGCGGCCGGGATAGGGGCGCAGGTCGGACAACTCGCCGGTGAGGAAGGCCAGGGCCGGATCCAGATCGAGAACAGCGGGCATCCGGTCGTGGATCGGGGCCATGACCGGCGGGGCGTCGGTCGTGATCATGGTGAAGCAGTCGCCATAGTCGGCCGAGGGCTCCCACAGGCCGGCGATCCACAGCCAATCGTCGTCGACGTGGTGGAACTCGAAGGCCTGCTTTGAGCCGCGCGGGATGGGTCCCCATTCGAAGAACGAGGAAATTGGGATGAGGCAGCGACGCTCGCGGAAGGCTGGCGACCAGAGCGAACCGGCCAGCTTGTCGGAACGGGCGTTGTTGATCGAAGGATTGAACGGCCGGTGGAAGCCCCAGCGCATGAGGGCGGGGCGGAGGTCGCCGGCGTCGCTGACCAGCACGGCGGCCGGGTCGGACTTTCGGACGAGCGACCGCTTGAGCCGGGCGATGGCCTCATTCACGCGGGCCTGCCAGGCGTCGGCGCTTTTCTTCGGGCGCTGGATGAAGGTGTTGCACATCCCAGGATCCGGCCAAGCGGAGCGCTTTTCGCCTCGCTTGTCGAGGAGTGGAGATTACCACGTGGGGCGCGTGTTCGTACGTCTCTTCGCCCTGCTGTGGTTCATTCTCGCTCCGTTCGCCCTGGCCATCGGCGAGGTGGAGATTTTGGCACCCTTGGTCTGCCCGCAGAAGGTGGACACGCTCGACGGCTCACGGGCGGCCAATCCGCGGCTGCGGAAGATCGTCTATTGGTTGGAGGCGGCCCGGCGGAGTGGTCAGGACGCGGCGGCCGTGATCGACCAGGCGCAGCGGAAGGCGGGCTACGCCGGCACTGCGCGGGCGGAGGTGGAGAAGGCGGCGCTGCTGCGCAACCTGACGATTCTGGAGCGCCTCGGCTGCCTGACGGACGAGGGGATGGCGAAGCTGCGGATAGGGAACGCACCGACGATCACCCGCGGGCCATACGCGGGCGACATCGTCGAAGTGGATCACATTCTCCCGCGTGCCGTGGTGCCGGAACTCGACTGCAAGCTCTACAACCTGGAGTTCATGCCGGCCCGGATGAACCGGGAGAAGTCCGCCAAAATCGGCCAGCGGCAGGTCGCGCTGGCGAGGCAGTGGGCGGCGAAGGGGCTGCTGTCAGCGGAAGGATCTCGTTCGGTCGTGCAAAAATATTAGTTTTGTAATCCATTCAAATTCAACGAATTGCATGATGTTTAAAGGATCGAAAAAAAACGAATCAGAAAGAATAATATTGATCTTTTTTAGTTTCATAGGATTTTGGGGGCGTCAGCAGCAACTGACGCCCCCTTCTCAGATCAAGCTTTGACCGCGACGATTACGAGCAGGATCAGAATCAAAATCAGAATTAGATTTTTTTCTTCTTTCATAATTACCTCCTTTCTACCAGCTTGTTTCGGTTGATCCGGAACAAGCAAGAGGCGTTCACCGTAGCACGCTTTTCCTGTTTGTCAACTCATCTCAAGTGTTAGAGTGAGATTTCCGCGCTAGCCCTAGCGCCTACTAGCCCCAAAGGTGAACCGCCCGAAAGCGGGAACGGAGCCGCTGAATCGGCGGAGTGATTCCGGGACGCTGGCGGCATGGCTATTCTCGGCACGCTGCAAATCCGCGCGCTTCTCGATACGGCGAATTTCGGGACGAAGTTCAATGCGTGGCAGAAGGATCTTCAGAAGAAGGCCACCAACTTCCAGAAGTCGCTTTCCGGGCTTACGAACCTGGGGAATCTCGGCATCAGCGCGGGGCTTTCCGCCGGACTGAACCAGGTGGTCAACACGGCCGGCCAGTTCGAGCTGTCCATGAACAAGATCGCCGGCGCGTCGGGCGCGACGGCGGGGGAGATGGCGCAGCTCAAGGCCACGGCACTGGACATGGGGCGGACCACGGTCTTTTCCGCGAACCAGGCGGCGGACGGCATGTTGGAGCTGGTGAAGGCCGGGTTGACTCCGGCGCAGATTTCCGCCGGTGCGCTGGCGTCCACGATCCAGCTCGCAGCGACGGAGAACATGGAGCTGGGGAGGGCTTCGGCGGTGGTCGCGGAGGCCATGGGGGCGTTCAAACTCCAGGCGCAGGATTCCGGGCGGATCGTCAACGCGCTGGCCGGTGCCTCGATCGCATCCACGGCGGGGGTGGCCGACATGGCGGAGGGATTGGCGCAGGTTTCGGCTGTCGCGAACATTTCCGGCCAGAACATCAACACAACGGCCGGCGCGCTGGCGTTGCTGGCTCAGAACGGAATCAAGGGTAGCGACGCGGGCACGTCGCTGAAAACGATGCTGCTTCGGCTGGAACCGCAAACGAAGTCGGCCGCGGCGGCGTTCGATTCGCTCGGCATTTCGTTCAAGGACAAGAAGGGGAACTTCCTCGAATTGGCGCAGGTGGCGGAAATTCTGCATCGGAAGCTCGGCAAGATGAGCGAATCGCAGAAGGTGGCGACGCTCCAAGCGATGTTCGGCACGGACGCGATGCGCGCCGCGGCAATCATGACGGAGGCCGGTGCGGCGGAGCTCAACCAGTACGTCGAAGCGACGAAAGATCAGACGGCGGCGAGCAAGCTGGCGGACGCGCAGAACAAGGGCTGGCTGGCGAGCCTCGCGCGGTTGCGTAACGCGTTCGGGAATCTTTCCATCAGCCTCGCGGAAGGCGGATTGCTGGATTCGCTCACGGGGCTGGTGATGAAGGGCGTGGACCTCGTGAACCGGCTTTCGACGTTGCCGGATTGGGCGAAGCAACTGGCGGTGGGTTTCGGACTCGCCGCCGCGGCGCTGCCGCCGTTCGCACTGGCGATTTCCTCGATCGTCACGGCGGGTCCGGCGATTTTGGCGGCCATTGGCTCGATTGCCGGATTCCTCACGGGTCCGTGGGGGCTGGCGATCGTGGCGGCGGTGGGTGCCTGGGCGATGTTCAAAGGCGAGATCGTCGCCGGCGTGGCGGCGATCCAGCAATGGTTCGCCGGCTGGCAGGCGAGCAACGCGGGCGCGCTGCAAGCGCTCGGCGCGGCCTGGGCGCAGCTCAAGGCGTCGTTCGGCCCGCTGCTGGGCGCGTTGCGCTCGGCGCTGCTGAACTTCGCTGGCGCGCTGCTGAAGGCGTTCGGCGTGGATTCCGGCGCGGCGGTGTCGGGCTTCGCGGACATGGCGGCGGCGGCGCTGACGGTCTTTGTGAACGGCCTGACTGCGGCGATCAACTGGACGTCCGGCTTGGTGCAATGGCTGACGACGAACCTGCCGGAGGCGGGCACGCGGGCCGGCGAGGTGGTGGCGGGTATCGTGCAGACGATCCAGCAGTGGTTCGGACGGGTGGCGGAGTTCCTCGCGCCGGCGCAGGGGGCGTTCGAGTCCTTCGGGAGCTACCTGCAAAGCGCCGGGGCGTTCTGGCGTTCGGTGTTCGACCTCGTTTCGGTGTCGATCCAAGCGGCTTGGCAAAAGCTGGTGGTCGAAACTGGCTTGGCGAAAGCGGCCGTCGAGCTGTTCGGCAAGGCGGTCGAATGGCTGCGCGGCGCGATCGGCACGCTTTCGGCCATGGCCAAGGACGCCTTCTCTGCCATTTCCAACGCGGTCAAGACGATGGTGGACCAGGCGAAAGGCTACCTCGACAAGCTGACCGGCGCGATCGACGGCGCAACGGCTTGGATGCGGAAGTTCACCGCCGCCGGCGAGCAGATGCACGACGACGCGACGCAGCACTCGTGGCTGAAGGACATGTGCCTGGAAGGCGTCGATTTCTTCCAACACCTCATCACCGGCGGCATCCGCCCGGTGATCGGCGAGCTTGGCAACCTGACGAAGGCGGGCGAGGCGGTGAAACTGACGCCATCGGCGATGGCTGCCGGGCAGGGGATGAAGGTGGACGATTGGGGGCAGGGCTGGGCGAAATACGGAGACCACTGGGAAAAGGTCAAAAAAGCGAAGGTGGTGGACGATGTGATCGGCGACGCGAAGCCGATCGAGGAACGCTACCGCGTCGTTTTCCAGCACCTCGGCGGAGCAATCGACCAGTTCGTAGAAACGGGCAAGGTGAAGTTCCGCGACCTGTGGACGAGCTTCGCGCAGGAGATGACGAAGAACCTCATCAAGAACGGGCTGATGGCGCTCATCAACGGGCTGGGCGGCGGAGCTTCCGGCGGTTCGTCGGCGGGCGGGTGGGGTGGTATCCTCTCCGCGATCGGCAGCGCGTTTTCCGGGGCGAGCTTCGCCGGCGGCGGTTACACGGGCAACGGCGCGCGCACGGGCGGTCTGGATGGCCAGGGCGGCCGGCTGGCGATGCTGCACCCGCAAGAAACGGTGATCGACCACACGAAGGTGCGCGGCTCCCGCCGTCGCCAACGGGGCGCGGTGAATGTTTCGGTGCCGATCACGCTGCAACCGGGTGTCTCCCATGAGGAGCTGGGCCGCATTCTGCCGCAGGTGCAGAAGAACATCATCAACATCATCCCGGCGCTGATCCAGCGGGGCGGGGCGTATCGGGAGGCGTTCCAGTGAGGATGTTGAGAGGTGAGGGCTGAGAGTTGAGAGACAGAAAAGGGGCGAACGGGGCGAACGGTGGGGCGGGCTCGGTGACTGGATGGCACGGCCGGGGAATGCTTTGGCGTGCCATCGATCATCGAACTGCCGGCGGAGCTGCAACGCGCCATGACTCTTTCGTGGACGATGGAGAACAACCACGGCGTGGCGGAGAGCCCGTTTTCCGGGCATGTGCAGGTGCAGCTCGGTCAGGTGGAAAGGTGGTCTTTCGTCATGGGCGTGAAGCCGATGAACCGGCGTGATGCGCAGATCGCGCAGGGGTTTTTCCTGAGGCTGGAAGGGCCGGTGAACGTGTTTCGCATGTTCGACCCGTCGGCATCCAAGCCGCTGGGGCACGGGCAGGGGCTGCCGGTGCTGCGGGTGGCCGCGGCGGCCGGCGCGCGGACGGTGGAAACGGAGGGCTGGAAGCCGGGAACGGCGCTGATGCCAGGCGACTGGGTGCAGATCGGCAACCAGCTTAGCAAGGTGCGGGAGACCGCCTACGCGGGCGCAGATGGCCGGGCGACGCTCGACGTGTGGCCGAAGATCATGCACGCGCTGCCGGTGCAAACCCGGATCATGGCGCGCCCGGCGCGCGGGTTGTTCCGCATGCTGAGCGATGCGCCGGCGTGGGATCTGGACGCCGGTAAGCTGCTGCGGCCCTACGAGTTCAAACTTTCCGGGGTGCAGGTGGTGCTGCGCGGTGACGAAGCGCCGGTGCCGATTGGGTGGTCCTAACCGTTTTCCACGATGCGCGATCTTCATCCAGACTTTGCGACGGCGTGCGCGGCGGCGGAGGTGCGGCCGGCCCTGCTGGCGTTCCTCGACATCGAGGGTGAACCGGTGCGGGCTTGGACGGGGGTTGGCCAGCTGTTCTACGCCGGCGAGGAATGGCAGGGCGTGGGCGCGTTCGGCCAGGTGGACGCGGTGGAAGAGTATTCGGAAATCCGGGCGGGATCGGTGAACCTAACGCTCAACGAGGTACCAAATCACGCGCTGTCGTCTGTCTCGACGTTGAATTTCAAGGGCCGCCGGGCGGAACTTTCGCTGGCGATCTTCGCCGGCGACGGCGGGGAGCTGATCGGTGTGGAGACGCTGATGCGCGGCAGCATGGACGTTTTGAAGGTTTCCCGGAAGGCGAAGGGGACGACGATCCAGATCACGCTGACGAACGAGCTGGCGAAGCTGCGGGAGAGCTGGGGGCAGATCTACACGGACGCGCACCAACAGGCGCTGCACCCGGGCGACACGGGCCTGCGGTTCGTGCAGAGCATCCAAGACGTGACGATCCGGCTGTGATGGACGATCGACCGGACATGACGGCCGCGGCGGTGGGGTATCTCGCCGGGCGCTTCGCCCTGCCCTATCGCGAGGGCGAGCACGATTGCGCGCTGCTGGCGCTGGGGTGGATCGACGCGCTGACGGGCACGCGGCACCAGGAACGGGTTCGCGGGAGCTACCGCACGAAGTTCGAGGGACTGCGAAGGCACGCGGCCGGCGGATTGACGGGCGGCTTTCGGGCGCTGCTGCTTTCCGATGGCTGGGTGGAGCTGGCGGACGACGAACCGCTGCGCGCCGGCGACGTGGTGCTCACGCGCGGCGGATCGCCTGGAATTTTCGACGGTGCGGCGATTGTGTCCGCGGTGCAGGGATGCGCCGGTCAGGTTCGGATGCCGGAAACCGAAAGACGGGAGGCATTTTCATGGAAACCATTTACGCGGTAGTCGCCTACATCATTGAGTATTATTGGGTCGTTCAGGTCGCAATCGCGGCGGCTGCGGTCTACACGACTTTCGCCAGCTACTCGGCGCAGCAAAAGGCGCAGAAGGCAGCGCAGCGGGAGGCGCTGGCGGCGCAGAACCGGAACGCCTATCGGAACTTCCTCAACCCGCTGACGCCGCGGCGGATCATTTACGGGAGAACGCGGGTGGCTGGGCCGTTCGTGTTCATGCACAACCCGGACAAGAAGAAGGTGGCCTGGGTGATCGTGGCCATCGCGGCGCACGAGATCGAGGCGTTCGACGATTTCTGGATCATCAAGGACAAGATCGAGGTAGAACAGCGCCGGGGCGATTGGGGCGAGCTGGTGGATCTTACGCTGGTGCCGGGCATCCTCGAAATCTCGCTCGGGGTGGACCTCTGGACGCGGCAGGACACGTTCGGCCGCGTGTCCGGGAAGTTCGCGAAAAGCCTGATCGTGTGGCCGTTCAAGGGCGAGCCGGGGCAGAACCTCGGGAAATTCTGCCGGGATGTGCTCGACCCGCGGAAGAACGGCAAGACGTTCAAATCCGGCAGCTTCGGTCTTTCCGGTTACGAGAAAGTGCCGATCGGGATCGACGTGCTGACGGAGGACGACCGGTTCGAGGGGATCGCGGCGCTTGTCGTGCGGACGGAGAATTTCTCGATCAATTTCGAGCAGGTATCGCCGGATTTCTCGGCGACGGTGCGTGGCAAGCGGGTGTTCGACCCGCGGACGGGGACGACGCGCTACACGCCGAACGCGGCGCTGTGCGTGGCGGATTACCTGGTCGAGTGCATGGGCTTCCCGTGGGAGGCGCTAGACATGGACACGCTGAAGCGCTCCGCGGACGTGTGCGACGAGCTGGTGCCGGTGAAGGACGGGGGATTCTCCCGCCGGTATGAGATGAACGGAGTGGTGAGCGCGGACCAACCGCACGCGGACGTGCTGGAGATGATGGCGGACGCGATGGCCGGGAAAATCCTCTACGCCTCGGGGATGTGGAAGATCGTGGCCGGCGCACCGGTGGCGGCGAGTTTCGATCTGGACGAGGGGATGGTGCTGGAGGACTACGAGGTGGCGATCGAGAAGCCGACGCGGAGCCTGCCGAACGCGGTTCGCGGGACGTTCATGGACGAGGTGACGTGGCAGCCGAGCAGCTTCCCCGGGTGGGAGGATGCGGCGGCGGTGGCGGCGGACGGCGGTGTGGTGTCTTGGCTGGACGTGGAGCTGCCGCTGACGACGAGCCACGAGGCGGCGCAGCGGATCGCGCGGGTGATGCTGCGGCGGTCGAGGTCCCGCATGTCGCTCTCGCTCTCGACGGACCTGCGGGGGATGCTGGTTCAGGCGGGAGACGTGCTGCGGTATTCCGCGCCAGAAATCGGTCTGGATGCCCGCGAGTTCGAGGTGATCGGGTGGCAGCTCGGGGCGAGCGCTGACGGGAAGGCGCTGACGGCGCGGCTGGATCTGGCGGATTACGATTCGGCGATGTTCGAGTGGAACCCGGAGACGGACGTGCAGCCGATGGCGCGCGGCGAGACGCTGACGGAGACGACGGTTTCCAACTTCCTCGACAACGTGTTCTACCAGGAAACGGTGACGGGAACGGAGGGAACGTTCGCGGCGTCCTACCTGCTGACCTGGACGCCGCCGGAGCTGGACGGGCTGGAGCTGTCGAACGTGTTCGCGAGCGTGACGGTGACGATGTTCTTCGAGGACGGCACGGCCGGCGAGGTGGAAACCTCGGCGACGGTGACGGGTGGCTCGGCGACGCTGAATGTGTCTTTGGACATCACGGGGAAGGTCTACACCCGGCACGTGGTGGCGGCGTTCGCCCGGGCGAAGCTGAGCGACAACACGCTGGGTCCGGACCAGGAGGCCGAGCCGGTGGTGGTTTGAACGGATCGAACGGGGTCCGCCGGGCCATGACGCCCCGCACCGCGGTGGCGACGATGCGGCCATGCCCTCGAATGTGATGCGCCTGCTGTGCGACTCGGCCAACCTGACGGCCACGGTGATCGACGAGCTGACCGGCGTCGGGCCGGGCTACTTCCGCGGGTCGGAGGTGTCGCTCGAACTGCTGCTGGCGGAATCCGGGCTGCCGGTGCCGACGCAGGATTTCGCGTCGGTGACGGTTTCCCTGCGGCCGCTGACCAGTGAGCACGAGGGGCTTTCGTTCTGGTCGAAAACGCTGGTGCCGCCGGACATGGTGCCGCTGCCGAGCGACCTGAACGTGGCGTTGACCGCATGGGAGGCCGGCGGGCCGGGGCAGGTGAACGGCCTGCGGATTCCGGCAGCCGCGGCGGCACTGCCGGCGGGGAGCTACCGCTTGCACGTGGAAGGCCGCGGCACGGATGACAGCGTGGCGGTCTACCTTTCGGCGCAGTTCACGGTGGTGAACCCGGCCGGTGTGGGCGGCGATGACATGGGCGAGCTGGTGCTGGCGCTGGCCGGGACAATCATGGGCGAGGCGACGGCCGCGGCGGCGAGCGCGACGGCGGCGGCGGAGTCGGCGGCGGCCGCCGAACAGGCGGCAGCGGATGCGCTGGACGAAATCGCGGCGCTGAACGCAGCGGTTTCCGCTACAGCGACCCAAGCGGAGGCGGAGGCCGGCACGGCGAACAACCGGATGATGACGCCGCTGCGGGTGGCGCAGCAGGTGGCGGCGAACACGGGCCTGGTGCATCGCACGGGGACGGAAAGCATCGCCGGGGCGAAGACCTTCACGACGGGCATCACGGCTCAGACGCTGACGTCGAACACGCCGGTGGTTTCCTCGACTCCGGCGACGGCGGCGAATCAGCTGCCGAACCTCGGGCAGATTCAGGACATGCTGGGATCGACGTTCGTCCCGGCCGCGACGTGGCCGAACATTTCCGGCATCACGCCGGCGGCGACGCTGACCGACACGACGGTGGACGGCCCGAACTTCACCTTCGGCGCGGGCTTAAACCTCTGGAAGGCGAAGTACTGCTGGCGCTCGATCGCGGCGACGGGCGATTGGCAGGTGACGGCCCGCATCCTGAACCAGTTCCCACGCCAAAACGGCATCGTCTACGGGATCGCGCTCATCAGCTCGCCGGCGAACGTGGTGGCGAACATCGGCTGGCGGGACTTCAACGATTTCACGATCATGCGCGCGAACGCGACGACGGGCGCGCAGACGAGCAACCTGCAAGCGCCGACCACCGCCGGCGGTTTCAACGAGTGGGTGCGCGTCAAGTATGTGTCCGCGACGGCGACCTACGAGGTGTGGCTTTCCAACTACGGGGAACGCTGGTGGAAGATCGGCGAATACACGGTGGCGGCGATGTTCGGCGGCACCGGATCGGCGAACAAGGCGGACCGGATCGGGATCGGGATCATGACGAGCGAAACCAGCGGCCAGACGATCGCGGTTTCCGTGCCGTCGTGGGAGTCCAACTCATGAGGCCGTGCGGCCCGCCTCAGTGGAGGCGGGCGACGGAGACGCTTTTCCGGGTGTAGAGGAGGTGCAGGCGGAAGCCCATGGTCATCTTCTCTTCTAGCAGGCGGACCAGCATGGGAAAGTCCGCGGGGAGGTAGGGGCCGGCGATCACTTCGCCGTTCACAGGCCGCTGCTTCAGGTGCGAGTGGGGGAACTTCTTCAGCAGGGGTTCGAAGACGGACGGCAGGAGATAACTTACGGGGCGGGAGTCGGTGCGGACAGGCTGCGGACACGTCGCCGGGAAGTGCCGGCGGATCGTGTCGGAAATCGGCCATTCAGAAGGCTTTCCGCGTGAGGAGCGTTTTCGATTCCGGTCTTTTTCGGAACGCAAGGAAGTGCGGACAAACCGCGGACAAGCGAGCGCAAGCAGGGCGTCGGACTGGTGTCGGAGGATGAGGTTTTGCGCGGCCAGGTGGTCGAGAATCGGACCGGCCTGGATGGCTGGGAGACCGGTCACGCGCTCGATCAACTCATCGGCCCGCCCGTGGACGACAAGCCCGCCGCGACGGATCGCGGCGAGCGTGCCAAGGTGGAGCGGGCCAAGGTGCCGTTCCGCGGAGGAATAGGGAAGCGGGAGGGAGAGCACGGGCGGCATGGTCAGTTGAGGGCGGGATTTCCGGGAGGTGCGGGCAAATGCTGGGCGAGACGGTCCGCGATGCGGTCGCAGTATGCGGCACTCATTTCGACGCCGATCGACTTCATCCCCATTTCCGCCGCGGCAAGCATGGTGGTGCCGCTGCCGGCGAACGGATCGAGCACGCTGGAACCCGCGGGCAGCACCTCAAGCAAACGTTTCATGAGGGCGAGGGGTTTCCCGGTGATGTGCTGCTTCTCCTTCGCGCGGACGTTTTCCCGAACAATGCCAGGCAAGCACACCCGGTGCGCGCGGCTTTGCTCCTGTCCCATGCTGCCGTGGGAGGCGGTGAGCACGTATTCACACTGGGCGCGGAACCAGCCCATTTGCGGGCGGACGCCTTCGGTTTTGTCCCAGGGGACGATGCCGCGCCAAACCCATCCGCCGCACTGGATGGCGTCAGTCATGAGGGGGAGCTGCCGCCAGTCGGAGAAGCACAAGAGAATCCCGCCGGGCTTCGTGACGCGGAAGCACTCCGTCAACCACATGGACGACCAAGTGAGGAACGAACGCTGGTCCCGGTTGTCACCGAAGAACTCGGGGTGCATGCGCTGCGTGCCGGTGATGGTGTACTTGTCGGAGGTCTTGAGGTTGCGGTCGCTGCGCATCATGCCGCCACTGGAATAGGGCGGATCGGTGACAACGGCGTCTACACTGGCGGTGGGCAGTGCGCGGAGAATGGCGAGAGAGTCGCCTTGGTAGAGGGTGGAAGCGGAGTTTTTCCAGAAGGGCGCGGGCAATTCAGAGGTTTGAAGCATGTTTGAGGCTGCCGTTAGGCGTGACGGGGAGAGACTGGTAGGATGGCGAGTGGGAAGGCTTCGGGGGAGTTCAGCCGCTTGGGATTGGAATGGTTCAGGGCAGAGCTGGAGCTTTGTCATCGCGGAGGGATCGGAAATAGTCGGTTGCATCTGCTTTGCTGGCGAACTCGCCCGCAGGCTGTTCTTGCGCCTGTGGCTGCCGCTGCTGTGACTTCGGCGCGTCCGGGATGGCTGCTCCGCTGCCGCGTCCTTCGCGGCTCCTGTGCCACGACTGGCCGCCGGCTTTCCACCAGGCGCGGATTTTCTCCATGGCTTCGCCGACGTTGGCGACGAACTCGGCGCGGGAACGGGGCCAGAGCGGGCCACCGCGGATGCGCTGCGGGGCCTGAACCCATGCGGCGGCGGCTAGCCAGTCCTCGTCGGTGAGTTCGTCCAGGACTCGCAGCGAGCCGTGGAGGCTGTGCCGCTCGGCGGCGGTCATGTGGCGGGGAGCGTTCGGCCAGACGGTGGCGAGCTGCGGGAGGTGGCGCTCGCCGGGAACGAGAGGGGTGCGGCCTGGGGAAGGTTCCGGGATCGACCGGGAATCTGGCGAGAGAGTGGGGGCTGGCGCGCAAGCGCGCTCTCCCTCTTTCCTTCCTGACGGTTCTCTGAACGTTCCTGACGGTTCGGGTGCAGATGGGCGTCGCTCATTTGCACCCCCCCCTGCGGCTTGGGCGTCGCTCATTTGCACCCCCCCGTGCAGCTCCTGCACCCCCTGCGGGGCGGGCTCAACGGCGGGGTTTTTTCTAAAAAGAATGCGGTAAAGATTTGTGCCGCGGATGCCGGCGTTTGGGATGATGGCGAGTTCCCCGGTTTTTTCGAGGATGGTCAGGTGCTCTTGCACGCTGCGGCGCGAGCACTCGGCGCGAGCGGCAAGGGTGTCGATCGACGGGAAGGCCTCGCCGGCGTCGTTGGCGAAGTCCGCAATGGAGATCATGAGCAACTTGCGGATGTGGTTCCCGAAAGTGCGGTGTAGCACGTAGGAGGTGGCGGCAAGGGACATGGGTTAGAAGGTGTTGAACTGGCCGAGTAGGTCGGTTTTAGGTGCGAGAATGGAGAAGGCAGGAGAGGGCACGGCGTCGCCATAGACCGGCGCGACGACGGCCACGCCGCCATTGAAGCGGACGACGAGGCCACCGCGGGCAGTATTGTCGATCCAGGCCTGCGAACGCGGGAGGCGGGCGAGGAGCTGGAGCAATGGCAGCGGGACCAAGGAGGCGGCTCCCACTCGAACGATTGGGTCTTTCCGCAAGCGCCACTGGCCGGCGGCGAAATCGAAAGGGGCGAGCGGTCCGCGCTTCCAGAGAGCCAAGCCGCAGTCGTCAAACGGCCGCCAGCGGGCATCCCAATCGGCGCGAGGCCGGGGGATGAGGTTGCGGGCCTCGCGGTCGGCGGTGTAGGCGGCGAAGCTCTCGACGCCGGCGGGGAGCCGCGCGGCGATGCGCTCGTAGGCTGCCGGGTTCTCCGCTGGCGGCAGGCCGTCGAAACGGTCGGCGCGGATGGCCAGGAATCCGTTGGAGGCGTAGACGCTGCTGGCGTAGAAAAACGGCTCGGAGAAGAGTTCGGCCCGCGGCGATCCGCCTGGATGGGTGAAGAAGTCGAGAGCGCGAACGGGCAGCGGGAAACCGAAAGAGCGCTTCGAGGGGGCGGGGAGTTCGTTGCGCATGGTCAGGGGATCATCCGGCGGTTCCTTCTGTCTCGGAGGGGCTGAACTTTCCGGCGAGGGCGGCGCGGTAGATGACCAGATCGCGGTCGAGGCTGATTTCCGGGTGCGTTTCCCGGATCGTTTCTATCCGGGCGATTGCGGAACGGAGAGCCGATGCGATGCGGGCCTCGGCGGCTAGGGCCTCGCGCAGATCGGCGACGCCGGCGCGGCAGTCTTCCAAGGCGTGATGCGGGCGCGGTGCGTGCCGGCGATCACCGAACGCGCGCCGCCAGACGGTGCGGGCGCATTCCTGTTGCGCGTAGTGCCAGGGCATCGCGAGCTGTTCCATCGCGCAAGCCGTCGCAAGGATCGGGAAATCGTAGGTGCTTCCCCATGACCAGACGGATTCCGCCGGCGGGAGCACCTGAAGCCACGCCTTGAACTCCAACAGGGCGTTGAGAAGAGGAATGGCCGCGGCCTTTCGGGCGTCATCGAACGGATAGGAACCGCGCTCGGCGTGCCAATCGAGCGTGTCGGCTTCCGTGCGCAGCCAGGGATTGGGAATGATGACGCGGTGGAACTCGGCGGAGATTTTCCCGGTGTTCAGATCGAACAGGACCGCGCCAAGCTCGATGGGGGCGGCGTCCGGCGATTGGGCGAGTGCTTCGAAGTCGATGAATAGGTGATGGGTCATGGTTAGCTAACAGGCTAACGGTTAGGGGAGAAGCGTGATTTCCACGCGGGGATTGGAAGCGTCCACGGCGAGCGTGGGACGGCCGGCGAGGGCGAGCGTGGAATCATCCACCCGGAGCGCTTCGGCGATGCCGTCGCGGTAGGCCTTGCACGACGCCATGGCGTTGTCGTCGTCGCGGTTCCGGTTCGTGGGGAAGAAGAACGCGAGGCGGTAGCCGGTGACGGCCGGCGGCTTGTTGCCGGCGAGGACTTCAAGGGTGGCGATCTTCGCCCGCTGGCGGTGGATCTTGGTTTGCTTGGCCTTCGTCGCCCAATGGGGGCGAGCGTTCGGGGAAAGGCACTTGTGCGGGATCGGGAGGGTGATCGTCAGGAAGACGTGCGACACGGTCAGAGACGGGGAAGGCCGAGTTTTTCGATTTCCTCACGCTCAATGTGGGCGAAGAGGCGGGAGGCCTCGCGGCCGTAGGAGATGCCGGCGAAGACGCAGGCGGCGGCGAACAGGCCGAGCAGGATCGCGAGGACCGGATGCACGGCGAACAGGAGCCAAGCGCCACCCGCGGCGTGCGGGGCAATGATGCCCGCGAGGGTGCAAAGCAGGAACGCACGGGCGGATTCGCGCCGGAGACGAGCAAGGCGGGTCATCGGGCGGCATCCTTTCCACGGCGGTTCCGGTCGCGGCGGGCGCGTTCGTCGCGCAAGGCGGCGTGGCGCTTCTTTTCCCACGAGCGGGCGGTGCCGGCGACGATGGCGGAGCGGAGCTGGTCAATGGCTCCGTTCAGTGCCTCGTCGGAATAACCCATGATAGTGTGGCGGGCCGGGTCGAGCGCCCGAGTGCGGTCGGGGCGATAGGTCACGGCTCGATGGTGTTGGAGCGCTTCCGGGAGACGGCCTTCACGTCCTTGAGGGCCTGGTGGACTTCCTCCGCGTCGAACCGCCAGGTGGTGCCGACGCGGAAGCCGGGGATAGTGCCCTCGTTGGCGAGCTGGGTGATGTGGCGGGAGGTGACGCCGTATTTTTCGGCGACTTGCTTTGCTTTGAGAAACTCAGGAGCGGTAGATGCTTTCATTTGGTCTTCCAGATAAAGCGGGCGAAAAGGCGGGGAGCGTGGATGCCGATCAGGGCGCCGGTGGCGAGGCGACCGACCACGAGGTGAGCGACGTCCGGCAGGGAGCCGATGAGGTGGCAAAGCCCGAACATGGCAGCGGCCTCGAAGGCGAAGCGGGCGAGCCCACGGCGACCGGCTGGCGTGCGGAGCTGCCGGCGCAGCATCAGGGCGAGGAACGGCAGCGCAGCGAGGAACAGCCGGACGTGGGCGTGAAGGATGCGAAGGCGGAGAAGTGGCATCGGCTCAGTGCTTCCGCTTCGGGGCCTCCGATTTCGCCGAAACCTTCAGTTCACCGCGCTGAAGCTGTTCAAGCCCTGCCTGCATGCACATGCGGCGCAGTTCACGTTTCGGAATCCCCGTGTCTCGGGAATACCAGGCCAATTTCGTTTCGAGTGTGCTTGCGCTCATATCTGGGGACATGGAAGCCACCCAACGGGTGGCATGTAAATCATTTTTTGCCACCCAATGGGTGGTTTCGTGTTTTCGCTTTACTTTGCCACCCAAAAGGTGCCAATGGGTGGCATGGCAGAAAACGAAGGCCGCCTGTCGCAGCGGCAATCTCAAGATGTTCTCGACGACCTCAAACGCGTGGCCGACGAGAGCGGGATTTCCCAAGTCGCCTTGGTGGCCGCTTCGATTCGCGGCCTAACCAAAACGTGGGATGAACAAAAGGAACTGACATTCCCTTTCCGAGTAGTCCCGGAATCCCTCTTCAAACGACTGATGGACCAAGCGCCCAAGTCAGGGAAGCGCGGGAGGAAAGAATGAAATGAATGCTGTTCATGCGTTCACGTGAACACCATCGGCGGGTGGAGTCCATCGGAAAAAACGGAAGTTGGCGCGACCGCTTGAGAGACAATGAAATGAAAAAGCCCCGGAGTAATCCGGGGCTTTTTATTAGTTTGGTTAGATGCAGAGAGCGTTGGGCGCGACTCACGGGTAGAGCGCTGCCCATTTCTGCCGACCGGTGAAGATGTAGGTGATGGCCTCCAGTATACCAATAACCCACGGGATCGGGGTCCAGCAAAGCAGGAGGTAAATGACGCCAAATACGGGCCTGCCGAGGTAGAATTTATGGGCACCAAGACCGCCAAGGAAGATGGCGAGCAAGATCGCAACCGCTTTGCTTTTGGTGCTGACGGACGAGCCGACGCCAGCGGCCACGGCGGCGGATGAAGACGAGGAAGCGCCCCCGCCGGCGTTCATGAACACCATCGGCTGCTGTTGTTGCGGCTGGCGCTTCAAGTCCTCGATCGCACGCAGAGCGTGATCAAGCATTTCGCCGCAGTGACGGCACTTCTTGGCGGTTGCCATGATGAGTTCAGCGCAGAACGGGCAGGCGGTTTGTTGAGGCGCAGGCGCAGCGCCGGCGACCACAGGCTCGGGGGATTCGGACATGCCGCACATAGAACAACGAGACCGAACTAGCGGCAATTCCAGAATCAAAGGAAGCGTCGTTAGAAGATCAGCCGAAACGCGACGTTTTTTGGCTGTGGCACGAGTGGCAAAGGCTTTGCAGGTTCCCGCGCTGGTGCGTCCCGCCCATGTTCAGCGGTTGGATGTGATCGACGTGAGCGGACGGCGAACGAGAACCTTCGGGCGCGAACGCAACAACCACAACCCGTCCGCCCTGCCAGGTCGCCACGGCGTCGCAAGAGCACACGGGATTCGCCTTCAGCATCGCCTTGCTGATGCGGTTCCATGTGGCGTCGTAGCGATTGCCGTCGCGCAGCCTTCGGAAGCTGCCGGAAGCGGGTCGATTCGGGGCAAAAATCGGGGGCTTTTTCATGCCAAAAAGGGGTCAAAATCGGCCCAAAATCGCCCGTTTTTGGCCTCAAAAGGGAGGGGGGAGGCGCATTTCTAGCCCCTTCAAATACCAGAGCACGCCCAACCTTTTTTTATCGCTCTGGCGGTTTTGAGGGGGGTGGGGGTCAAGCCGACTTGAGGAGGTCAATAGTCTTTCCTTTCGGGCCGATCGACCAAAAAGCGACCGCATCCTTTTTGGTGTAGCGGCCGACGTAATGAGCGCGGAGCACGTCCGGCCCATCGGTGTGGCCAAATCGGAAAAGCAGGTCTTCGAGGGACGCGCCGTTGGCGATCTCGGCCGACGCGTGAGTGTGCCGGATAACGTTGCGCGGCCATTTACCCAGGGTGGGCTTGGGTTGCTTTTCGAGCAGGCGGGCGGCAACATCCCAACCGGCGAGGCGACGCACCGCCTTGTGCTTTTCGGCCCAGTTCGGGCACGGCGCAAACGGATAGGCTTTCAGCCAGGCGGCCAGTGTGTCGTTCATCGGGATATGACGACGCCGGCGCTTTTTGGCGATTGATGCGCCGACCTCGATGCCATCCGTTGTGAACTCGTCGCCGGTCAACCGCTTCAGCTCTTCGACGCGAGCGCCTCCGAAAAAGCCAACCGCATAGACAGGAACGGTTTCGGGGAAATGCTTTTCCGCGATCCGCAGGAGATTTTTCACCAGCGCCGGGGCGAGGGTGCCAATGTCGTTTTCGTTCTTGGTGCCAATCGTCTCCACGTCGGCGAACACCTCCGCGCGGCACCACTTGCGAGGAGCCTTGGCGCACCAGCGCCAGAACGCGGAGGCATTGCGACGGTGGAACGTGTAGCTCGGGCCCTGAATTGCCGCCGCTATCACCTCGGGTTTCACGCCGGCCAGAATCTCTTTTCCCAGTGCCGTCTTGAGCAGCTTCGCCGTCAGTTCGTAGCTCTTGCGGGTCGAGTCGCGCAGCCGGTTTTTGAGGGAAAGTTCCCACGCTTCGAGCGCGGACGTGGCTTCCACGCTCCGCTTCAATTCGTCATTCTCCAGAACAATCCGCCGGGCGGCTTCGGTCAAACTGATGCCGAGCGGTTCGAGCAAAGTCCAAGCGCGAAAAGCATCATCTGCGACACGCGGAGGGAGCACTGATGCCCTCTCGCCGTTGGCTCGAAATTCGGACCGCAACTTCTTCGCGAAGTCCTCCGCAGCACGCCGCGCGGGAAAGAACCTGCACTGAGGTTTGCCGGTGTCGGAAAGCGCTTTTGGGACACGGACGCGCCATCCATAGGCTGTGTTCTGAACCGCAAACGTAGGCATTTTCGACAT